GTTAATGTACTTAGATACTGCAATGCTAAATTATGACAAAATTAAATCTTTAAATTATCAAATCGAAAATAGTCAATTTAAAATAATAAATAAAATGCAAATGATTAAATTCATGATAAATAACGGACTTAATCAATTTGATATACATAGTTTTTTTATAACTTTAAAAGCTAATCAACTCGGAGTTAAATAAATGTCAGAAAAAAGTTTTTCTAAGTTCGGAAAACAGTTTCAAGAAAAAATATTTCAATCAATGCTTTCAGATCCTCAATGGGCTTCTCAAATGGTAGAAGTTATGCAACCTGAATATTTTGATTTAAAATATCTTTCTTATCTTTGTAGTAAACACTTCAAGTATTATGAGAAGTATAAAACCTTTTCAACTCTTGCGATGCTAATTACGATTATCAAAGAAGATCTTTCTAAAACAAAAGACTCAGTATTAAGAGATCAAATCATTGAATATCTTCATCGCATGAAAACAAATCCAGATGTTTGTGATTTACAATATGTAAAAGATAAATCACTTGAATTTTGTAAAAGACAAGCATTTAGAGAAGCTTTAGAAAAATCTGTAGAATTAATTCAAACAGAAAAATATGAATCTGTTCTTACAATTATGAAAGATGCTATTTCTGTTGGTATGCCTAATACTCAAGGTCATAATTTCTTTGATGACATTGAAGCAAGATTTGTGCAGATAAATCGGCAAGTATGCCCTACAGGTCTTGAAAGACTAGATGCTCAAGATATTCTAAGAGGAGGATTAGGACGAGGTGAATTAGGAGTTATTGCTGCTAATACTGGCGTTGGTAAATCTCATTTTCTTGTAGATATGGGATGTGCTGCAATGAGAGTTGGCAAAAACGTAATCCATTATACCTTCGAACTTTCAGAACATGAAACAGGGAAAAGATATGATTCAAATTTATGTGATATCCCAAGTAATGAAGTAATTGAAAGAAAAGGCGAAGTAATTGAAAAATATAAAAAGATGGATTTAGGTAAATTAATTATTAAAGAATATCCAACAGGCTCTGCTTCAGTTCATACTTTAAGAAATCATATTGAAAAGTTAACATTAAAAGGTTTCAAGCCTAGTCTTGTAACAGTTGATTACGCTGATGTTATGAAATCAAGTAGAGCATATGATTCACTAAGACATGAACTTAAATTAATCTACACTGAATTAAGAAACTTAGCAGTTGATTTGCAAATTCCTATTTGGACTGCATCTCAAGCAAATAAAGTATCTTCTAATTCTGACGTTGTTGGATTAGAAAACTTAGGTGAATCATATGGTAAAGCACAAGTTGCAGATGTAGTATTGTCAATAAGTAGAAAGCCTATGGAAAAATCCGAAGGTACTGGACGTATTTTTGTAGCAAAGAATCGTGCAGGTAGAGATGGATTATTATTTCCGATAAGAATAGATACAGCTAAATCTAAATTTGATATACTAGACGAAAACGAATTAACTTTAAGAGAAGCAGTTTCTCAAGATGAAAACGCAATTAAAAACAAATTAAAAGAAGCTTGGAAGGAAGTAAATAAAAAATGATAAATATTTTTTGTGATCAAACACTACTTAAAGTGTTAAAAGATAACGATGTAAAAGATTATTGCCCAGCTTATAATGGTGAAAGTGTAGGATTAGATTTATACAACGCGGGAGATGAAATTACAATTCCTTCTATAATCGAAAGTAAAAGTATTCCTAGAACTTTAATACCTACAGGATTATTTATTGATGTTCCTTTAGGATATGTTGCTTTAATACAAGAAAGAGGATCAATTACTAAAACCAGTCTTAAAGTTAGAGCTGGTGTTATTGACCCTGGTTATACTGGAGAAATCTTTGTAAATCTTGTTAATCTTTCAAATGAAAGTAAAAAAATTAATCAAGGCAGCAAATTGCCAGTACAAATTGTAGTAGTAAAGTGTGACAATAAATTTAAAGTGATAGAAGAGGAAGAATACTTAAGATTAACCAACGAAAAGCTTAGAAAATGCGGAAAAGTTGGTAGTTCAGACTAAGCAAAGAGGTTAAAATGAAAGAACAACTCTATGGTATCACTATAGATAAAGAATTAGATAGTAATTTAACAGATTTCTCTAAGGACTTATTAACAAATTACTACATGAAAAAAGGAGAAAACTCTCCTCAAGAAGCATTTGCTAGAGCAGCTGTAGCATTTTCTGAAGGTAATTTAGAATTAGCGCAAAGAATATATGATTATTCTTCTAAGCAGTGGTTTATGTTTAGCTCTCCTATACTAAGTAATGCTCCTGTTAAAGGAGAAAAATCTAAAGGTTTACCTATATCTTGTTTTTTGTCTTATGTCGGTGATTCTATAGAAGGACTTATTGACCACTCTGACGAACTTCGTTGGATGAGTATAAAAGGAGGCGGCGTAGGAGGTCATTGGAGTGACATTAGATCAAATAGTGATATTGCACCAGGGCCTATACCTTTCTTGAAAACAACAGACTCTGATATGACTGCATATAGACAAGGGAAAACTCGCAAAGGAAGCTATGCTGCGTATATGGACATAAGTCATCCTGACATTGTAGAATTTTTAAATATTAGATTGCCAACAGGTGGCGATGTAAACAGAAAATGTTTTAATTTAAATAACGCAATTAACATAACTGATAAGTTTATGAATGCTGTAATAGCAGGAGAAGACTGGGATTTGATTGATCCTAATGATGCAACTGTAAGAGATACATTAAATGCAAGATCATTATGGCAGAGGATTCTTCAAGTTAGATTTAGAACTGGTGAGCCTTATATCAATTTTATTGATGAAGCAAATAAGCATCTACCACAATTTCAAAAAGATTTAAATCTTAAAATTCACGGTAGTAATCTCTGTAACGAGATCCATTTGGCAACTTCTAAAGAAAGAAGTGCAGTTTGCTGCTTAAGTTCTTTAAATTTAGAAAAATACGATGAATGGAAAGATACAACAATAGTTGAAGATCTAATTGAATTTCTAGACAACGTATTGCAGCACTTTGTAGACAATGCACCTGATCATTTAAAAAAGGCAAAGTTTTCTGCTTTTAGAGAAAGAAGCCTTGGATTAGGAGCAATGGGATTTCACTCATATTTGCAATCTAGAGATGTCCCGTTTGAATCTGTTGTTGCTCAATCTTTAAATAAATCCATATTTATGAACATAAAAGAAAAAGCTAAACAGAAAACGATAGAATTATCTAAAGTCAAAGGAGAGTGTCCTGATGCAAAAGGTTACGGTGTTAGAAATTCTCATCTTCTTGCAATTGCTCCTAATGCCAACAGTTCTATTATTGCTGGGACTTCCCCTTCAATTGAGCCATGGAAAAGTAATGCATTCACTCATAGAACGAGAGTTGGATCTTATTTAGTAAAAAATCCTCATCTAAATAAAGTAATATTAGAATATGCTAATTTATTATCTAAAGATGAAGTATGGATAAATAAACAGTGGAAATCTATTATTCTTTCTGAAGGTTCTGTTCAACATTTAGATTGGTTGCCAGACTGGAATAAACAAGTATTTAAGACAGCATTTGAATTAGATCAGCGGTGGATTGTAGATCATGCTGGTGATAGACAAGAGTTTATTTGTCAAGGTCAAAGCGTTAATCTATTTTTTCCTGCTGGTACTGAAAAGTCTTTTGTAAATATGGTTCATATAAGAGCGTGGAAAAAGAATCTTAAAGGTTTATATTACTTAAGAACCAATTCAGGTGCTGCTGCTGAAAAGGTAAGTCAAAAAGTAGAATCAAACAAGCTTAAAGATTTCCAAGATGAAGATTGTTTGAGCTGTCAAGGATAATTATTATTATACAAATATTAAACAGAGGTTATTCAAATGTCTTTATTAAAATACAATGAAACTTATAAGCCTTTTAAGTACCCGTGGGCAATGGAAATTGCTGAGTCTCACGAAAAAATACACTGGGGAAGCTGGGAGGCAAAGCTACAAGAAGACGTCAATCAATGGAAAGGCGGAAAGATTTCTTCTGTAGAAAAAAATCATATTACTCAAATACTTCGTTTGTTTACGCAATCTGATGTACAAGTTGGTGGAAACTATTGTGACTTGTTTATTCCTAAATTTAAGAATAACGAAATTAGAAGTATGTTGTTAAGCTTTGCCAACAGAGAAGGTACTCATCAAAGAAGTTATGCACTTCTTAATGATACTTTAGGGTTGCCTGAAGAAGAGTATAGTGCATTCTTAGAATACAAAGAGATGAGCGATAAAATTGAATTCATGCAAAAAAATGACGTATCTACTCGAAAAGGTTTAGGTTTAGCACTAGCACAGTCAGCATGTAATGAAGGAATGAGCTTGTTTTCAGCATTCGTAATGTTGTTGAACTATCAACGTTACGGCAAACTCAAAGGAATGTGTGAAATAGTTGAATGGTCTATACGCGATGAAACAATGCATGTTCAAGGTATGACTCATTTATTTAGAGAATATGTTAAAGAGCACCCGAGAGTTGTTAATGATAACTTTAAAAAAGAAATATATCAAATGTATAGAGATGCTGTAAAGCTTGAAGATAAAGTTATTGATTTAGCTTATGAAATGGGATCAATAGAAGGACTTAATAAAGAAGAAGTTAAAGAATATATAAGGTATCTTGCTGATAGAAGGCTAATCCAATTAGGACTTAAGCCTAATTTTAAAGTAAAAAATAATCCACTTGTATGGCTTGACTGGATTATTAACGGAGATAGCTTTAAGAATTTCTTTGAAGGCACAGTAACAGATTATAATGCTGACGGTATGAGTGGTGAAGACTGGGGATGGGAAAATATTGCTTATTAAATTATAAAATTTATTTTCTTTATATATAATATCTTTATACAGACAAAAGGATTTTTATGAGTAAAGAGATATTATTCTTCAGTACAAAAAAATGCGTTCCATGTACTAGTATAAAACAAAAATTAAATGAAAGTATAACTCAAGAATTAAACATTTGTTTTCTTGATGGAGAAGAAGACGTTGACATGTTTATTAAATATAGAGTTATGGGCGTTCCTACTTTTATTAAACTAGTAAATGGTGTAGAAACAAATAGAAAATCTGGACATAGAACTGTCCAAGAACTGAGAGAACTATAATGCATTATACTACAGATATATCTAATTTGATTAAAGAGCTTGAACTAAGACAAGATCCAACAATCATAACTGTAAATGAGTTTAATGAAGAAGCAGCAAGAAAGTTTCAAGATCAAATTTCAATTGCACAAAATAGCGGCCAAAAAGTAATTCCAGTAGAAATAGATTCTTTTGGAGGAGAAGTTTATTCATTGATGTCAATGATAGCAGCAATTAAAGCTTCTAATATACCAATTGCTACAATAGTACAAGGTAAAGCAATGTCTTGCGGTGCTATATTAGCTTCTTTTGGTGAAGAAGGACTTAGATTCATGGATAAAGATGCAACAATGATGATTCATGATGTTTCTAGCTATGCTTTTGGAAAGATTGAAGATCTTAAGGCAAATGCAAGAGAAGCTGAAAGATTAAATAAAAAAGTTTATGTTATGATGTCTAGGAATTGTGGAAAATCTGATGATTATTTTTCTAAATTAATTCATGACAAAGGTCACTCTGATTGGTTTCTTGATGCTGAAGAAGCAAAAAATCACGGTTTGATAAATCATATTAGAATGCCTGAATTACAAATCAGCGTTAAAGTAGATATTGATCTAGCATAATTATTTCTTATAACGAAAGGAATTATTTATGAGTGAAATACTTATAAAAAATATGATCAAACAAATAATCTTAGAAGAACTAATCTTGAAAGAAGAGAAAAAACAAATTTTTCCTCCTGAATTTATAGAACAATTAAGTTCTTTAATAAAAAATGAAAGTGATGCCACTTTAGAAGAAGCTTCTTTACAAAAAGCAATAGACTTTTTTAAGCCACCTTACACGCCTTTAGAAAAAAAGCTAATTGTAGCAATTTTATTGACAGCAATGTCAGCAGAGAATTTTAATAAATTATACTCAAGTTTTGCTCCATCTCAAACAGTTGCACAACAACAAAAAATTGTTAACAATGTATTAAGAAATAATCCTGACGCGACCCCTAAAGAATTTCTGCGTGATGTAGGTAAAGCAAATCAATTTGTTAAAGATTTTGATAGTATCGGGCCAAAGCCTAAAAAACCATTTTTTACAAATAAACTTGTTATAGCATTTCAAAAATTAATAGAACTAGGGTTACTTACTGGAGAATTTTCAGGCGAAAAAGATAACTTAGAAAATTTAACTTCACAGCTTGAAGATAGATTTTCTGAATTAAATTTATCAAATCTTAAAGATAATAATGAAGAATTGATCAAAAGATTACATGGTTATGTCGATCAGTTTCAAGAAATATTAGAAGATTTAAATGATAATATGAAAGAGTTATTAAAGCAAGAAGAAAACAAAATTATAACTAATATATTAAGTGGATTAGATTACCTTATAAACCAAAAGCTTGGTTCAAGTGATTGCCAATTAACTAAAGAAGTCAAAGATGAATTATTACTAAAAGCAAAAAAAGCACGAAAGTTAGCAATCGAATTAAATAGAGAATATAATGATGTCATTAAAGAAAAAATTCGCGCTGAAGAATTTGAAGAAAGAGAACTTCAAAGAATTATTGGCGGTGTTGATGGAGACAGTGACGAAGATTTAGAAGATGACGAAGATTTAGAAGATGACGAAGATTTAGAAGATGACGAAGATTTAGAAGATGATGAAGATTTAGAAGATGATGAAGATGATGAAGATGATGAAGAAGTAGATGCTTTTGAAGATTTAGATGACGACGATGATCTAAACGGTTTGGAAACAGAAGACGGTGAAATAATACCTCCTTCAGAAGCTGCAGATCTTTATTTAGAATTTTATAATGAAGGTCAAAGTGATGAATTTAAAATGTCCAAGTCAGAATTCAGAGAATTTATTGATAATGATAAAGGCGCTTTTAATGATATATTAGATATTTATGGATCTAATATTTTAAGTAAAGTGGAACGTCCTGCTACTGGATACGGTAAATTTGATAATAGCGGAGAAGATTAATGTTAGAGCAATTTAAATACATAAATAAAAATAAAAAATACGTTAAAGAAGTACAAAGTGAAGTAGGAGCAATTGCAGACGGTGTATACGGTCCTAATACACATAAATCAGTCTTGTCTCATTTTGGAAACGTAATTTTTCATATGGGTAAAGTTGTACCTATTAACTTTAATATGGCAGTAATAGATATGTCTGCTCCTTTATATGAATTAGATGATGGGACAAAAAATTGGTATAATAGAAAATCAGATCCTTCTTCTATTTGCGTTCATTGGGGTGGTTTAAATACAAGGCATTGCTATAATGTTTTTAATATGGCTAAAGGAAGACATGTTTCTTCTCATTTTCTTTTAGGCTTTAATCATAAAAAGCAATGCATGGAAATACTTCAATGTTTAGATACAGGACAAGTATCATACCATGCAGGTAAGTTTAATAAACATTCTATTGGAATTGATATTTGTATGCATCCTGAACAAAAATATTGGGAAAAAACTAAAAGATGGTATCCTGATTCATCATTAGAAATATGCAAAATTCCTGATAGTAGAGTAAGGGGTAGAAAAATTGTTATGATTGGAGAAGAACTAGCAGCATTTAGTAGAGAATTTTTAATAGCTTTACGTGATGCTGTTGGTTTAAATGATAAACCTGTTTGTGAAAGTCTTGAGGTATTAAGTTTAGAAGAAGCTAAAAAATATTCAATTGTAGGACATCATAACATTTCAGCAAAAAAATGGGATGTTATTCCTTGGGCAGAAAAATTATACTATAACTTAGATAACGAAGAAAGTTATTCTTAATGACAGAATTGATTAATAAAAAGCATTATTTATATAATGATAATATTGGATGTGTTGAATTAGTGCAACATATGGGTGAAGATATTACAATAGTAAACTCAGCTAGAGTTTCATTTGGCGTTCATAAAGATGAAATAGATGAAAAAGATAAAAGACTTATTTTTTACTTAATGAAACATAGACATACTTCAACACTTGAGCATAATGTTGCAACTTTTAGAGTTAAAGTTCCACTTTTTATAAGAAGTCAACATCATCGTCATCGAACTTGGAGTTATAATGAAATTTCTCGTAGATATACTGATTTTAATTTAGAGTTCTATTCTCCTGATAGTTTTAGAACACAACATAAAAGTAACAGGCAATCTTCTAATGTAGAAGATAAAATAAATCCTATGCTAGATTTTAATGTTGACTATTCTTCAGAACCTCTTAAAAAAAGTTCTAGTGAAGCAATTAAAAATCATCATAAAGAATCTTTAGAATTATTTGATAAATTATTATATGCTGGTGTGTGTAAAGAGCAAGCTAGAGGCGTATTGCCGCAAAATTTATATACAGAGTATTATGCAACAGCAAACTTAAATAACATATTAAAGTTTGTTAGTCTTAGAACACATGAAGGTGCACAATGGGAAATACAGCAGCTAGCAAATAGTATGCTTGATATTATTAAAACATTATGGCCAGAAGCAGTAAATAGTTATATTAAATCAAGTCGTGCAAATTAAAAAAAACTATATATAATATAAAAATATTTTATTTTAACTATCCTTATATTTAATATATGATATTCTATAAGGAGAATTAAAGTGAGCAATTTACTAACAGAAGGACATAAGGATTTATTAAATGTATTAATTAGAGCAAGAATATCTATAGACGATAGAGAAGATCCTACTATGCTTGATATTACTACTGATATGCGTGCTTTACCTGGGATTGTAACAGTAAGACAGACTCAACCAGTATCAGACCCAGTTACTGCATCTAGTAAAAGAATAGTAGAATTAAATGTATCTTATATAGAAGACTTTGTTAGCGGCAAAGACAAACTCAAAGAAGTTTTATACTCCTTAAAAACTACTAAGGGAGTAGACATGATAAAAGCTATAGAACATGATAATGATATAGTAGACAAAATTTTAAAAACATCACCTTATATTATTTAAAGGAAAGCTATGAGTAAAGAAAGTTTAAGATTAGATGACAGTGTTGTAGGTCATATTGCAAAATTATTACAAGTTGCATTAATTACTGGAACAGACATTATTGACCACATGAGAATGATTAGATTGACTGGAGAGGATTCTAGTCTTGTTTTGCAAAAGGAATATCAAGAAATTTTTGATACTTCTTTAGAGAAAATGCTTGAAAACGTACAAACAGAAACAGAAGATGCTGAATCGGGTGAATAATGGATAAAGATAAACTAGAACAAATTTTTAAGTTGCGAAACAGTTTTATGTTGTTATTACAAGAAAAATTTCCAGATTCTTACCCAGAGTGGCCTGTTGATCTGTCTACAAAGAAAGCACAAATTACTTGTCGTGAAACAGCTTTAAAAGGTGTTGAAGAAATGTTTGAAGCACTTCAACACCTTAAAAACTGGAAACCACATAGAAAAACTGAGATGCCTGAAATCAATCGAGAAGAATTTCTTGAAGAAATTGTAGATGCTTTTAATTATTTTCTATCACTAATTATTTTAATCGGTGTAGATGTTGATGAATTTTATAGTTCATTTTTAAAGAAAGACAAGATAATTAGAGATAGACTTGATAAAGGTTATTAAAATTGAAACTAGCTTCTGCTTATCTAAAAAACAAAGGAATAAGATCAGCAGCTTATGTTATAGAATTTTGGAATGAATTAGAACAATCTATTATATTTAACTTAGGTATGTTTAATTACTTAAAACTTACTTGTGTTTTTGACAATGATGAACTTTCAATATTTATTTATGATAGTAACAACAGAATAGTTTACTCAAAAGAAAAAGTTATTAAAAGTTTTAAAAACAATCTTTTTTTAAGAACAGACATAACTTTTGATATTAATATAATATTCATAAAGTCGAAATGTTTCTTTATAGACAAAGAAGACATAAATTATTATTACACATTAGATAATAAAGATTTTTATTATGTAGATGACGGAACTATACTTTACTTGTCTAAGGTTTGCTTGAATTTAGATAAAATGCAAAATTTTATTTATGACTTTCTTCTAGACTTAACAAGAGAAATGCAGTATGCTTGTCATTTTATATTTTATAGATCAAACATAAGAGACAATAAAAGAATAGACTTTGATGTTAAAGTAGAACAAATAAAACTTTTAACTCATCTAAATAACAAAACTTTTCTAGAAAACTTAGAAGAATATAAAGAAGTAATAAAATTAAGCGAAAAAGAAATTAATGTAATAAATTTTTTATTACAAAATAATCAAATCGTGTAAATTTTTTATTTTATTATTATAATATTCTCGTATTAATTAATTTTCTATTTTAATTTTTTGGAGACAAAATATGCCAATTAATAATAATCTTGATCCTGTAAATTTACCAATGGACCTTAAGTTTGGTCAAGAAATCAAAACAAGATTTATCAATAATCTTGAAAGTTTAAACATTGAGCTAATTGATGGCCCTACTCGAGAACAAGCACAAAAAATTGCTTGGAATATGACGAAGGCAACATGGGCTGATTCGCCTAATGAAGTAAAATTTGAAAATGCTACACCTGAAGCTGCATCTATTAATTTACAAGATGTCCTTAATTTCCGTGCACTTCCAACTCCTATGGAATGTTTAGGCTTTACCTTTAAAATATCAGGAATTGATGTTCAAACAGTAACACATCTTATTCGACACCGTGCAGGTTCATTTGCAGCACAATGCACAGGTGACCGCGACCTAAGATTTGATAATGCGCTTGTGCCTGAATCTGTTGAAAATTCATCTTATTACAATAGATTTCAAAAAATTGTAAATGATGCTAAGCAATTGTATGCAGAAATGTCTGACAGTAAATGTATTTCAATGATGGATGCAAGAGTAATTCTTCCAAAGTGCATGGAAACATTTTATATTGCTCGATTTAATCTTAAAGATCTAATTGGATTTGTTAAACAACGTCAAGACGTACAAATTCAGCCAGAAGTAGATAATATTATGGCAACTAGAATCGCAAGAATTCTAGTGGATAGTATTCCAGAAGTATCAACTTGTCTTGATTTCAATAAACCTGATATGCATTATGTTCGTACTTTTCGTGTTGAATTACCTGATGGTACGTTTACTTCACGAGGTACAAATCTATATTATCCAGAACCAAAAAATGATTTATTTGAATTCAATGAAAATGATGCAATTTATCAATGTAGACGTGAAGAATTAAACGGTAATATTTCTACAGACACAGTTAAAAACTTTACTGTTATGTGGAATGATGACGTAAGTTATATCAACTCAGTTAAGCAAACATTTCAAGGAGAAAAATAATATATGAAGATTTATTTAGCAAGCGGATGGTTTAATCCAACACAAGCAGAAGAATTAACTAAATTAGAAGAAATCTTTGATAACCGCGGAAGTTTTTTTGATTTAGCATCTCCACGTAGAATATTTGTCTGCCCACCTAATGCACCTAAGTCAGTTCAAGATGAAACGTTTAATGGCAATCTTCACCATATCGAAACTTCAGACTTCTTACTAGTCAATACTAGAGACAAAGATATTGGAACTATTTGGGAAGCTGGATATGCTCACGCTTTTAAGAAGCCTATTATCTATTTTTGTGCAGGTTTACCAGAAGGCGCAAAGTTTAATTTAATGCTTGCAAGAAGTGGAATAAAGGTATGTACAACGTTTCAGCAGCTCGAAGAATATCTTGATAGAGCTATTGATACTGGAGAACTTGCTTTTGAACCTTACGACAAAGACATTGAATGATTTTATTAAGAACAGAATATTTAAGTGACAAAAAAGTAAAAGATGAATTTGCTATTATTAAAAACAAATACTTTACTATTGAAAGGTTAGAATTACATCAAGATCTTAAAGCGGCTAAAAATAAATATGAAAAAATTTATTTTAATAATTCACCTTTAATAGAATTAAAAGACACTTATAATGCAGAATATAAAGATAAATTAGCTATTATAATGTCAATAAATGAAAGCTTAGATCCTCCTTGCGTTGGACAAAGATCATATAATATTCTTCTTAATAACGAACAATTAACTATTATGGGATACCATATTGACAAGGTGTTAAATGGGATATGAAAAATACAAATATTTATATAAAAGGTACTACTTTTATATCTAATAAATACATTAAGACTGTTAAAAATGAAATAACATATATGAAATTATTCTTTAAAGATCCACCTCTTGTTATACTAAAAAAAAGTATACATATGAAAGAAATTTCTTTAGGACTAATGATATCTATAGAAAAACCATACTTTAAAGATTCTAGTTTTACAAGAACAAAAAAAACTTATTATAATGTGTTAATTAACAATAATGTAATTCAACTTCAAATATGGAATATATTACAGCTTTTAAGTGGCAAATAAATGTTAAAAGTAGGTAATTTGATAAGAATTAAAAAAACAGATGCTTTGTATTTTATAGGCTTAGTTGTTAAATTAAAAGTTTATTCTAAAAACATAAGAAAAGAATTTATACTTATTGATAATAAAATAATAACTTTTAATAAAAAAGAATATGAAGTGGAAATAATACAATGAACATATTAATATTAGATGAAGATCCCAAGAAGTCTGCAGAGTATCATTGTGATATGCATATAAAGTCTTTTGTTTTAAATTATTCGCAGTTGTTGTCTTCATGTCATTGGATATCACTATACAACAAAGAAGAAGAAAAAATGTTCTTTAAAAAGCTCAAAGACATGAAAGAGTTCTTTTATAATAAATATCCAGAAGGTCATGTTTCAAGGCCTCCTTACAGCATGAACTATATTAATAATTCATGCACTCACTGGATAAGAGAATCAATACAGAACTATAATTGGGCGTGTGATATTCTAATTGCTGCGTGTAATGAATATAAAAAAAGATATAATAATATTCATAAATGTCAAGAATATTCAATCTGGTTCAAAAATAATATACCATTTGACATACCAGACATTGGTTTAACTAATTTTTGTATAAATGTGCCTGATAAATATAAGATATCAGAAGATGCAATTATTTGTTATAGAGAGTTTTATAACAAAGAAAAACAATTTGCAACTTGGAAACTTAATAACATACCTTCGTGGTTTGAAAGAAAAGATAAATAATGAGAATTGCTATTACTGGAGAAAAAGGTTTTATTGCAACTAACCTAGCAAAAGAAATTGAAGATCAAGGACATGAATTTGTATCGTTAGACAACTCAAGCTTTGCAAATGAAAACATGATTTATACAGAGTCAGGAGAAGTTTGTGTTTATAGCAACAGCGTTGAACAATGGACTAATTTATTTGAATCAACAAAGCTTGACTGTATTGTTCATAATGCTGCTGTCGTAGGAACAGATGTTGTTGCTCTTAATCCTGATCATTCTATCATGACAAACGTATTAGGTACGCAAAGAATAACTAATGCAGCTAATAATACTAAGATTTTAAATGTATATATAGGAACAACAGTGATCTACGATACACTTAAATATCAAGAAGAGCCAATCAAAGAATCAAGCGATATTCATCCAAGGACTTTGTATGCTACACAAAAATATGCAGGAGAAATGTTTGTAAGAAACTCATCTGATAATTGGCTCGTTATGAGGCCGTTATTCGCTTATGGCGGCGAAGGAGATATGAATTCTTTAATTGCAAAAACAATGTTTGCTTTAAAAAACAATGTAAAAGAATTAGACATGTTCTTAGATCCACAAAAAACAAAAGACTATATGCATGTTTCTGACTTTTGTAAGGCAATTATGATTGCTATTAAAAGCAATGTTAGAAATCAACATTTTAACATTACAGCAAACCAGCCTTATAATACACAAGGCATTGTTGATATGATCCATAGAATAACAGGTCTTAATCCTAACAAAATTATTAAGTGGTATCCTGAAACTGATTATTTAGGGAATCACATTCTTACAGAAAATAAATTTGATTATTTTTTTGATTGCAGAAGAAAAATTTCATTAGTTGAAGGAATTAAAATGTCTTGGGAATCAATTATTTCTGCAGAAGAAAATTATAATCCTTTAAAATATTTAGAGCAAGCAAAGAAAGAAAACAAAGATCTGTTAAAGTATTTTCCTAAAATAGAAAGCTAAAATGAAAAATAATTTAAAGTGTATCGAATGCGGTAAAGAATATTATAGGCCTCCTTCTAAACAAGCAAATAGCAAATTTTGTAGTGCTTCTTGTAGAAATAAACACTTGTCAAAAAGCAAAAGAAAAGAAAAAGTAATTGTAAAGTGCAAAAATTGCAATATTGAATTTAAAAAATATAAAGACAGCAATAAAAAATATTGTAATAGAAAGTGTTATAAAGAAGATGTGTTAGTAGAAAGAGTAGAAAAAAAATGTCCTACTTGCGGAGATATGTTTAAAAAATCAAAGAACAGAATGACAAAGTATTGCTCTAAATCTTGCCTAAATGAAGCACAATCTTCAGGGCTGCAAGAAATTCCTTCAAACGGAAGAATGGGTTTTAGAAGAGATTTAAATCCTAACTACTTTTTTAAATCTTCTTTAGAAGCTGATTATGCTAGATGGTGTGAAGCAATAGGTAAAAATTATATTTATGAGCATAAAACTTTCACTTTAAACATAAACGGTAAAGAAAAAAAATATACTCCTGACTTTTATCATCCTGATGATAATTTATATGTTGAAACAAAAGCAATGAGAATAGACAAGAAGTTTGGCGGGAATCTTAATGCTGTAGACGTTTTAAAAAGTCAAGGTGTTAATATAGAAGTTTTAACAATGAGAGAATTTTATAAAAACATAAAACTTTCAAATCATTACTGGTTAGTAGAAAACATAGAAAATAAAAACTATTTAGGCACTAGACATCTTATCTATTTGAAGAAGAAAAGCCAAAATGGAAAATGAATTAAATATAGGCAATCTTGTTAAAATAAGAAAATTTGATACAAGTAGATTTGATGAAAAGTATCAACCTTATAGTATTGGTATTGTTGTAGAAATAGATAAGATTAAAAGGATGTCAATAGTGCCAAGAGCTCTAATTCTATGTAAATCAAAAGTATTAGACACACCTACTTTTTATTTGGAAAAAATACAGTGAATTTTAATAAATACGACATAGTTCATGTTAAAGATAAAGGAAATAAAAAAATAGGTGTTATCTTAGAAAAGCATGAAGATCAAAAACTTTTAGTTTGTACAGATAAAACTATTTATAAAGTTCTCGTAGATAACAAAATAACTACTTATCTAAACTACCACTTCAGCAAAGTATAATGATAAATTAAACATTTTATTTGATTATCATTTTTATGTACTTCTTTAAGCTTGATTCAAAAATATAACTGTGCTTATCTTTTAACTGAGGTATTATAAGTCTAAACGAAGTAGATTTACTTATTATGTTTCGAATAATTTTAATTACATTTTCATAGCCAGGGTTACTTGAATATTTTCTTAAATCAAAATTTTCTAGTAAGGAAAAAAGAAAAGAATTAGCAGATTCTGATTCGTGCCCAAATTCATCTATTGCATTTAATATTTGTTCTATATCTTCAAACAATATTTCGTTATGGAACATATACTCTGAGAATGGGCTGGAAGTTATTTCTTTGTTTTTTATAATATCAATTGAAAATTCAATTAATTGTTTTTTCAAAGAAGGATCTTCTAAGAAATTGTTATTATAATCTACATTAGAGTAAATTATGCAAGTCCAGAATTCGCATAAATAAAAAGCATCATCTTTATACGTTTTTAAAAAATAATCAATTAAGCTTAACTTATTATTTAACTCAATTATGTCTTCTCTTTCAAAAACTATAAAAGGTAGTGGTGAATAGTCATCTGTAATGTCCAGTTCTATTTCTGCTTCTTTATAGTTTTTTATAATATAATTAATTATTTCTTTGTCATCTGAATGTTTTAGATAAATACACATTTGACTGTTTTTTGTAGATTCTTCACTTTCTAGAATTTTTTCGTCTTGCTTGACAATGTTAATTGTAGCTTTTTTTGCCATTTCTTCTATTGATGTTTCTTTTTTAGTAAGAGCATGACCTTTAATAGCATTTATTATTTTTTGATTATTTATTGTTTGACAAACTTCTTCGTATGATGATAATCCTTCATGACTATTATTTGCATTAACAGTTGATCCTCCTTCAAATTTTATTTCAACTATATCTTTTTCTCCGCTAGAAACTTCATATGATTCTGGATCATTTTTTATTAAGCTTATACAGATTCTTCTATAGGCATCATCTATTCTATAACCTTTGTTTTTTATAAAATAATACATGTGCAAATTACCAGCATACATTGGAAATCTATTGCCTTCATAAGAAGCAGTACACCAATTAACTCTTCCTATTTGTGTTCCTTTGTCGTCAACTTCGTAATTTTCTTCAGCGCCATCATGCAAACCTACAGCCCAGCTTATAGAGCCTAAAATAGTTTTTGGGTAAACTACTGTCCAATCGTTTCCAACATATATTACTTCAAAATCACTTGTTTTGTTTTTTGAATTTTCTGACCAAATCATGTTGCTTTTAAGATTTGCTCTGTTTCTGCACTTTTCTCTAAATTTCGTTCTAGTACTACTCTTTTTTTCTTCTAACTTGGATTCATAAAAACCTCTTAGCTCACTTGAAGTAATGTCTCCTGCACTTATTTTTCTTTTTATTTCACTATCTACATTAGTATAAAACACAGAAAATTTTTCAATTGCATCAAGAATATGCTCTATAGGTTCATCATTACTTGTCAAGTCTGAATGTATTACATTGCTAAATTTAGAATATATTTTATTCCATTTGTTTTCAAGTCTTGAAAACACTTTGTTTTGATCACTTTTACTTAAGTTTCTACTATTTGAAATTTCTAATTTTATTTTTTTCAAAGGAATATTTTGATTTTCAATTATGAAGTTTTGTTTCCATTCTACAAGTAGACTTTTAAATTCTTTTCTATACACGATTTGTCCTTTTTTTAAGCATTTGTTATTATTATAATACAATTATTAAAGACTCTTTTCAATTCATTAAACATTTTAAAAACAAAGTAATAAGAATCTGTAAAAGTTTTTTGCAAAACAGCTTTTTCTTCTTTAGAAAACTTATAACTTAAATTATTAATTTCTTGTTTTATTGTTTCTATATTTTTAATATAGCAGTAAGACATTATAGAAGCATGCAAGTCATTCATATCAGCTGTAGGAGTAAAATTTATTTCTTCAAAAAACTTTTTAATTAAACTACTACCAGCTGAAATTGCTATTGTTCCTTTTTTTAATATTTCATGCACACTAATATTATTATTATTTACTTTTTCATGTGGTTTATCTAAATTTTCTAGATTTTTATTTATTATATTTAAAGAGGCATTAGAAAAATAAAGTTCTTGTGAGCTTATTCCACTAAAAAGAGTGTGCTCCATATCATGAAGAGTCCAACTATATATTAAAGATTCATCTTGATCGCTTAGATTTTGAGTAAAATCACCTTCAGTGAAATGAATAATAACACACTCGTCATTTGATGATACATTTAATACTTCACTAGATTTCTCTTCGTTGCCGCTAAAAATAAAAAAATCAGAAATCATATCAATAACTTCATTGTTCTTAGGCAGAACTAATCCAAAATCAATGTATTCTTGATAAGCTACATCTTTTATTGACTCTACTTCATTTTCTTCTATTTTATCTTTGATAAAATCTAAAATACCTGTTATTTCTTCACTAGAAGGATTTACTAACCAACCAGAAGATTTTTCCAAGTCAGAATGAAACTTTTCATTCTTTCCTCTTTCATTTATAAAGTTTTGATTCCATTCTGTTAATAAGTTTTTAAACTCTTTTCTATTCATCATTATCAATAACCTTTTATTGTAATTTTTATTTTTTAAACTAGAAAAACTATAACAATCGTTTAATATAGTCTCTTAATAAACTTTCACCTGTTAAGTTTTGATCCTGTGAAATTGTATCAGGATACTTT